AATTTATTAACTCTGGCCACAATTTAGATGTCATTTCAGATCAGTGTAGGACAGAATCTTCGACGATTGGATGGACTCAATTTTATAATAGAGAATCTGTCATCAAAGGTGGTCTATGGAATGAAGAATTTATTTCCTGGGGTGCTGAGGACTGTGAATTCTATTATAGATTCAATGCTTTAGGATATAGAGTTGGTAGAATTGATGGCCCTATCTGGCATTTTGAACATGGCAGAACTCATAATTCTCATTATAATAATCCAAAGTTTATGGAGAATCACCAACTCTGGCAGAGACTTAGAAATACTCCAAAGGAACAACTAGTTTCATATTATCAAAATGTACCATACCTGAAGAATCGAAATGCTAGCGTTTAATCATCTAGGACAACTCGGTAGACTTGGAAATCAGATGTTCCAATATGCCTCATTGAGAGGCATTGCTGCTAGAAGAGGATATGATTTTGGTATTCCAAAATCTAATTTTGAAAATGAGTGGTATGAACATCAACTCTTTGAAGTCTTTGAACTACCACACCTACCAAAGTCCAATATTGGAATGTTGGATATGGGCCATGCTCCCTTTGCAAAAGAAAGGGGATTTGAATTTGATGAACTTCTTTTCAATCAATGTCCCAATGATGTTTCTTTATGGGGATTCTATCAGTCCGAAAAATATTTCAAACATATTGAAGCAAGTATTAGAGAAGACTTTACTTTCCGAGAAGAGATTCGTACTCCCTGCCAAGAAATCTTTCAATGGGATAATCCAATCTCACTTCATGTAAGAAGAACCGATTATCTTCAGAACAGTGGCAATCATTATAATTTGGGTATGGATTATTACGAAAAGGCCCTGAATGAATTTGAACCAGATCGTCAGGTTCTTGTCTTCTCTGATGATCCACAATGGTGTGTAGAACAAAAATTGTTTGAGGATGATAGGTTCTGTATCTCTGAAACCAATGACAATCGTCTTGATCTTTGCCTAATGTCAATGTGTAAGACACATATCATTGCCAACTCATCATTCTCATGGTGGGGTGCATGGCTATCTGGATCCGATGATGTTATTGCACCAATGAAATGGTTTGGTCCAAACAATAAAGATAAATCTCTAACAGATTTGATCCCTCAAAACTGGAAGCAATTGGATTCTAATTGATATGGATAAGAATAAATCAACTTTTAAACTGAAGGGAATTCCTCAGATTTATTATATCAACCTTGATGATAAGGAAGATCGTCGTAGGTATATGGAGGGTCAGTTTGAATATTGGGGTATTGAAAACTATACCAGAATTTCAGCTTGCGATGGTCGTGATGATGATCTAAGTAGCATTCTCACAGGTCGTTACCCAGAGAATATGAGTTCTGGTGAAATTGGATGCACAACTTCCCATCTTAAGGCCTTAAAGCAATGGCTTGAGACCAGTGATGATGATTATCTAATCATGATGGAAGATGATTGTGATCTTGAGTGTGTTAGACATTGGGGATTCACATGGAAACAATTTGAATCAAAACTCCCATATGACTTTGATGTTATTCAATTAGCAATCATCAATCCACAGCAAGTCACTGTGCGACTCCATAAGAGGTTTGTAAATGATTTTTCGACTGCCTGCTATTTAATTACCAGACACCATGCTCAGAAACTCGTAAAACTTCATTGTAGAGATGACAAGTTTAAATTGGATCAAGGTGTTAAACCAAGAGCAGTAGCTGATGATTTGATTTATAACTCTGGAAATACATTTGCTATTCCTTTGTTTCTATACAAGATTGATCTTGGGTCAGATATCCATGACATTCATATTGATGTATTCCATAAAGGGAGTTATAATGGACTCTGGGATTTTTGGAAAACTTCATCGTCCCAAATAGAAGACTGGAACCCATTCTTTGAATATGATCCGTTCTATGGCACACTTCCACCAGAACAAAATTCTTGACAAAACTTTAGATTTGCTATATACTCTTTGTAACAGTTCTTTACAAATCATTATGACTGTAACAAAAAACGAGTTCGGGCAAATCAATATGTTTGCCAAAGAACCTTCCATGTATATGACTAAAGAAGATCTTGATCGCTATGGTATTGAACCATATGCCGAGAAAGCAGAGAAGGCAAATGGTCGCTGGGCTATGCTTGGGATTATTGCTGGTTCTATTTCTTATGCTCTGACTGGAAATTTGTTCTTTGGTATTGTATAATGGCCGAGTCCATCTTCACCATTACCAGTATTTCATTCTTTGTTCTACTGGCAATTTCTGTTGAAAAACTTTGCGAAACTTACTGATGACTATCTACAGTATTACTCTCCAATCTCCCGATGGCACCGAAACTAAAATCGAGTGTCCTGATGATCAGTACATTCTTGAGGCAGCTGAGGAGGCTGGTGTTGATCTTCCTTCTTCATGCAAAGCAGGCGCTTGTAGTGCTTGTGCAGGGAAACTTATCTCTGGCACCGTAGACAATGAGGAGCAATCTTTCCTTGATGATGATCAAGTTGAAGAGGGTTGGGTCCTGACCTGTGTGGCATATCCCACCAGCGACTGTGTGATTCTCACTGAGCAAGAAGAAAACTTATGATTAATGATATTCCTAAAAGTGATTGGACAAAAAACAAAGATGAGTTTTTTGCCTGGGAAGATAATGGAATCATGGATCGTATCCAAGATTTAATTGAAGCTTTAAACTGGAATAGTGATGATGAAATTGTTGTAGAGATTGGAGGAACTTCGATCTCTGGTATTGATGTTGGTGAAGAGTATAATAAGAAGTGGCAATCACCAATTGGTACTCGTAAAATTAACAAAGATGCATTCATTATCATCAAAAACCAATCTCGCCGCGATTTAACTAAGTCGCAACCAAATCCCGAACTCAAAGGCCATCATGTCAAATAAGTTTTATCTTTTTTCTAAAAAATCCTGTGGTCCATGTGCCTTAGTGGACAAATACTTCAGTTCCATTAAGGTTGATACAAGTATGATCGAAAAGATTGACTTAGAAGACTTTAGTGATGTTCCTATTCCACAGGAAAATCTTGATCTGGCAAAAAAATATGGAGTGACAGCCACTCCTGTTCTTATCGTCACCGATGCTGATGGTATCAAACTAGAAGAAAAAGTTGGTGGTATGGGAATTACTCAGAACATTAAAAGTTTAGTCGAAAAGTATGCCTAATCCAAACCAACTTTATGAAGACATGGAAAAATTAAATGCTCTCTACGAAGAACTTTGTTGGGGGCATGATGATGAATTAGTCTTCACTCACGAAAATGGTAAAGTAGTAATTTACAACAAAACACTGGAGGAAAAACAATGAAATTCGGATGGACCCCTGAGGCTGAGATTCTAAATTCTCGTCTCGCCATGCTTGGTTTCGTCATCGCTGTCGGAACCTATGCCACCACTGGCCAAATTATTCCTGGAGTGTGGTGAACTTGACAAAATGTTCAAGTTAAACTATACTAAATAATGAGTCGTAACCCAATGTTACGAATTACAACAGATGGGAGATCCCTCAACTACTCGGATCAAATCTGTTGACATCACCCCCGAGGGGTGTTATAATTCACAAAGCGATCGGGAGTCGAACCGATCCATCATCTGCGGGTAATCATTCCGCAAGCAAAAAACGAGGTATTTCAAATGATCAAATCTGTATTCGCAGCAACTGCTGCTCTCTCCATGTCCGCTGGTGCTGCTTTTGCAGGTCCCTATGTCAACGTTGAGACCAACGCTGGTTGGGTTGGCGAAGACTACACTGGCGCTGCAACTGATCTGCACGTAGGTTACGAAGGTCCCGTAGGCGAGTCTGCTGCCTGGTATATTCAGGGTGGCCCAACCATCGTTTCTCCTGATGGTGCTGAGTCTGAGACCGAGTTCTCTGGTAAGGTTGGTGCTAGTGTTGCCGTAACTGAGCAACTTGGTATCTATGGTGAACTCTCTGCTATCACCACTCAGCAAGAGTTCGATGATCTAAACGTCGGCGGTAAGCTTGGCGTCAAGTACAGCTTCTGATTCACTGAATCTGTGCTATAATGAGGGGGACTTCGGTCCCCCTTTTTAATGCTTAAAATTATTTTTCATCCAGTCACTCAATTTAATCTTTTGATTGTAGGAATCTTCATTTTAATAGGAGCAGTGCATAATCATGCACATCAAAGGATGGAAATTGATGTTCATGGATATGTTCGACAATATTGTAGAAACAATCTAAAAGTATGTAAATCATATGTTGACAATAACTACTGATTTAGTATCATACATAGTATAGTCCTTTTTTATTATTTCCATGTCTGAATTTCCAAAGGATTGGCGATATGCTCCAGAAAGAATGCAACTTAGGGCTGCAGTATTTCGTGCCTTAAGTCATCATTTAAATGATCACTGTCGAGCAGTTTACGAGTTCTGTCATGACTGGGTAAGTCAAGGCAACACCAACGTAGACAATATCGAATCACACTTCGAAAAATATTTAAGAGAAGTTCATGAAGAATCTGTTTACAAATTGGAAAAATGCCTTGAGCTCAACCCTAATTGGTACTTGCCTATTAGGGATTAATCCAGTACTAGCTGAACCAACCAGGGGTTATTACACCATGGATGCCATGGGTTGTATGATTCTCCAGGAATGTACTGATGGTGTAAAAGAAGTATTTTCTTTATTGGATATTTCTTCTGAATATGAAGATCCAGAAAAGTTTACTACTATTGCTGAAGAATTCAACTACATGTTGATTCTATCCAATCAAGTTGGTATTAAAGTATATCTTGCGGATTCTAAATATTTTCCACCAGGCCACCGTGGTGTTTACCATACGGTTTCTAATAACTTCTATCTGAATAAAGCATTCATGCACAGACCATCTACACTGATGGCCGTTATGAGACATGAAGGATGGCACGCTGCTCAAGATTGTATGGCAGGCAGCATTAATAATAGTTTGATTGCTATTATTATGCCCGAAGAAGATGTTCCTTCATACTGGGCTGAAATTGCAAAAGACACGTATCCAACATCATCACTTCCATGGGAACGTGAAGCGATGTGGGCAGGGCACACAGAGGGCATGACAGCACATGCATTAGAAGCTTGTGCCACAGGTAGGATGTGGGATTTCTATGAACCAACACCGATGACTAGAGAATGGCTTGAGGAGAATGGTTATATTAAATAAATATCATGGCCTCACCTCTTTTTAAATGACAGAATCAAATCTGAAGAAAAAAGAGGATACCAAAAAGGATAACAAGTTTGATTGGGCGGATGAAGGTGTTTCTACCTTTGTCCGCGTTCTTATTTTGGGCTGGTCTGCAGCAATTTTGACTTTAAATTATGTCACTATTCCTGGTGTCCCTCAAAAGAATATCGATCCAACTTTTATTGCCAGCGTTTTTACTGGGACTCTAGCCACATTTGGGGTTGTTCCTGCTAAAAAGAAAGAAGAACCTACTGTAAAAGAGGAGAAGAAAGATGCAAAAGTTGATTAATACTATTGCTCTACTATCTGGTCTTGTATCACTTGGAGTTATTGGTGGTGGAACTTATCTTTACATGAACAAAGATGTAATGATTGAGAATGCTCGCACCAAAGTTACCGAGGAAATTACCAAGACAATTACAGAAGCACTTCCTGGTATGGTGAATTCAGCCATCCCCGAGATGCCATCAATGACTGGTGGTGTTGTTTCAGAATCAACACAATCACCTTTGCCAAATGTAACTGGCGGTGCGATTCCTTTCTGAAAATTACATGAGAAGTGTTAAATAATGAAAATATTAATTGATAGTCATGACTCGGACTGCATACACTTCTCGCACATATAAAAAACAAATCAGAAAAGAAGCAACGGAGCAATTTTTTCTCTTCGTTGCTTTTCATTCTGCTTGGACGGCTATTCTAAACTTTTTTCATGATTAATGGAAATACCAGAGATTAAAATTAGGGAACTGGATATTCCTCAGTGGTCTTTTAATGATCCTTCATACTCATTACCATATGCACCACCAGTTACGGTAAATATAGGTGTACCTATCGTGGACATCCCTGGGTGTGTTGAGGCTCATGAAGCAAACAACAAATCCAAAACTCTTGGAAGTGATGACGAGAGAGGTTTGGTTACGTATTGTGACTCTGGCATTCCCAGTTATAATCCTATTAATTTTGAACCTGAACAGATAGTTCCTACAAGACCTTCTGGGGTAGATACGAGACGAAAAGAAAAACCAGAACCACCAGGACAAGTAGAACTACCTCAGGCAGCACCACCTGCTACTGCTAAGGTGGACTGCCCCACACCAGCACAGCAGGCCAAGGAACCTGTAGGAACATACATTGAGGGGTTCAGAAAGAAGGTAACTGACTACCAGTTAGTTGGCAATCAGTGTATTCAGATTACAGAACCAGTGCCTCTACCAGAGCAGATTGTTGCTGGTCTTCCTAGTCCTGGTGCTGTCATGACCACTGGTGGTATTGCTGTAGTGGCAACAGCATCAGCACTTATGGCAAAACCGCTGGCAGACATCCTACTCAAGGTTGTCAAACCAACGGTCAAGAAAGTTATGAAAAAGATTGCTGCTATCAGGGGGAAGACACCTGAGGTCCTGTCCGTAAGGGACCGCCGAGATCTTCAGCGCGAACGCTCACACGCGATTCGGGTGTTGCGGCAGACTTTGAAACCGAAGGGATAGTATGTCTGTGTGGAGGAATAACACCACCAGGATTTGTTACAACCACATCCGCACACACTTTATAATACGGTGACTTGGGGTGGAAGTAGATACCTTGCTTCATAAGCTCACCACAATTCTTTAGTCTAGCAATTTCAAAATCTAATCTCTTATTAGCAGTTGTTTGTTTCATCAGATCGATGTTAGCAGCAGCTGCTTCTTTACATTGGTCTTGTAGTTTTTTATCTTGTGGTATTGACCAAGTAGCAGAAACTCCAAGAGAAAGATTATAATTATCCTTTTGGCCAGTTCTTACTGGAATACGATAAAGAATATCTCCAGGATTGTCTGGAGCACCATCTTCATCCATATCTCTCATATCATAAACAGGATCCATATAGTATGGATCGTATGGTTTTTGAGCAGATGCAGATCCAGTTATGAATGGGGTAATGTTAAGAGTGGGCCCTTGGCATTGAATACCACCACCATAGGTGTTTGTAATGTATGGTCCCTGAAGAACTTGTATAGCCTGGTTTGTAACACTGCCTGAGGAATTAGCAACAGGAGCAGCAGTAGCAGAGACACCACCAACGGTTTCAGCATGGGAAGGTGTTGCAAAGAACAGTGTAATTATTGCGAGAATATACTTGTTGTGTCTGTTACGCTTTTTATTTCCGTCGTTCTTTGAATTATTGTTTGATTGCTTAAACCAGGACCCATATAAGTTTCTGTATACTGAAATGCAGCCCCTGGTGTCGTCTGAACAAAGTTTGGTCGTGTGTTTAATCCAGTCCATGTTGAAGTCACCCCATTGATATTTGATGAAGAAGATGATGTTGAAGGAGATAATGATCCAGATGCAGAGATACCACTACCAGTTATAGAGTATTGATACCCTGTGTTATAGTCCATCGAGTTGATTGTCTCTGTTATCTTCTGCGTCGTCTCTGTGTGGCTCGTCATTGAACCCTGAGTGAAATTTGGTACAACGGGAACAGCAGTCGCAGAAAGGGGTGCCGATACAATTAGAGCAACGGCACCCACAACTGTAATTTGTTTCATTACCATTTACCATACGTTATTTAACAGTAATTTCAGATACAAATTGGCCAGTAGCAGAAGTACCAGAGCCACCAGCAGTTAGTCCAATAGTGTGAGTACTATCGATAGTACCAGCGAGAGCACCAGCCACGCCACCAGCAGTTGTGGTGACGCTTCCAAATGCGGGTAAGGTTCCAACCACACCGCTAGAAACGGTCGTTCCTGTTGGGATTGCATCTCCTTCAATGAATGATTCGCTAAAAGAGTATGTCCCTGTGCTGGGTGCTGTATAAGATGTTGCTGTATAGTCAACGGCACTTCCTGAACTAAGTGTTCCAAGTCCACCTGGTGTTGTGACAGTAAGATTGCTACCACTTACCGAATAAGTAGAACCAAGACGAGTTGCCTGTGAGGCAGATGCATCAACTGTTAGTTGAACTGAGGAAGAAATTTTATGAGTAATATCGGCATGTGCAGGAGCCGCCATCGCTAACATACTAAGAAGCACAAGTGCTTTTTTCATTCGCTCGTTTTGAGACGCTGGGCTATTTATCCCCATTAGACCCCTTGACAGGTCCTCTGGATTCTGTTATACTAAATAAGTCAATGGGTTAAGAAACGTAACGTTTTTTAATCTATTGTAAACTCTCCGTAAACCGAGACCTCTAGGGAGTCTAAATCACGTCTCTAATATCCGAGCCGGAGGGTGGCACGGAAATACTAATAACTGGTTCGTTCCCCCGAACTTTTACTTAACCCTTTTTCAAATGTCCGCTTCAACTCTTTCACAAAAACAATCGAATACTTGGGAACAGTTCACTGACTGGGTAACTTCCACCAACAATCGTCTTTATGTTGGCTGGTTCGGAACTCTTATGATTCCAACCCTACTAGCTGCTACACTTTGTTTCATTATCGCATTCATCGCTGCCCCACCAGTTGACATCGATGGAATTCGCGAACCCGTTGCAGGTTCCCTTCTCTATGGCAACAACATCATCTCTGGTGCTGTTGTTCCTTCCTCTAATGCAATTGG